TATCAAGTCCTGCATCTTCTTATCCTGATCGGCAAAATGCTTGAAAAAAGCATCTATTTCCTCTTGCAGTTCTTTAGCCGCCTGAGAATATACGGAGTTAATGCGGCGTTCCAGATCGGCAAGCGCCCTATCGGTTCCTCTATCGGCTTCATTCGGTCTGGCCATCCTCATCACCGCCGTAAACCGTATTTATGTCAGCGTCCGCTTTCCTTTTCAGGATTTCCGGCACTTCCTCCGGCAAAAGAAACGGGAGGTGTTTCAGAACCGTTTCTTCATCAAGGAACGCAGCCGCCGAAAGCACCATATTTGTTTCCTCGGTGCGATTTATCACCTTGTTCCATGTAAATTCCGGCTGTGGATTGCTGATACCAGCAACAGCGCAAATCTGCCGAATGAAATCTATCAGGAAATACTCGAAATCGGCGCATTTGTTGTCCTGCGGCTGGTACGCCGCCGAAATCTCTGTAGCCGTTTTCTCAGCGCCCGCCAAAGCCGTCACGTCAAGCATCTGGGCATCTTCATACAGGTCACGCCGCAAGATATCCAGCATGGTTTTTCGGGCTTCTACGGGAACATCAAGGGTGTGAGCCTCTGCTGCTGTTCCATCTGCGCTATCTACCACATTGGCCTTTACGCTCTTCATTCTCTGAATGAACTGCGCCAAATCCTTATCGTCCATAGCGCCGGTATTATGCAGAATCCAGTAAATTCCGCTGGTATCGTCAATTTGGTTGGCAAACCCGGATTTGATAAAATCATAGCAGTCTATGGAGCCACGCAACCCAACGAGTTCGCTTTCGTGGGTGTCGTTTCCATACAGCACAGCAATAGGCAGGCGGGTATAATTCTCGTCGCACACATCCACAACGCCCAAGGCGTTGCGCAGTTCCTTGTGGATATACGCGCGTTTATTTGCAATCAGGTGCGCGTCGTCGTTTCCCTCTGCGCTCCATTCGCTAACACCGTCCAGCTCGTAAAGTGTAGCCCGGAAAACTGTTTTCTGGCCAGTTTCCCGGAACCAGTACCGGATACCAGCCATCAGCTCAGACGTTTTTTCATCCAGCAGCGGAACGAATCCCGGATTCCCGGGAGTATCGGCGAACGAGAACACTTCCAGATGATCGAGATTCCAATAGCCATAGGAAACGCCCTGCGACAGTGCCAATTTTGCCGCCGCTTGAAGCTTAATATCAAAATCTGCACCAAGCTTTTCTTTTTCGTCCATGCTTACGCCATTGGCACAAATATAGCCCACCTCCTGCGTCACAAGCCGCCGAAATGTGAGCGTTTTAAGCCGGTAGTCGCTGCTCCAAATATCAGGAGTTTTATTCCCGGATAAGGTGAAAAGGAATTTCTGGAATTTCTCAATAGTGATATTGTGCTTATTGTAGTACGCCATACCATCAGCGGCATCTTTATACGCCTTGCTGCCCTGGTGTTCCCGCACGGCATCACGTATGAA